TTGGCTTTTAATTCTTTTCGTTCTTCAGATATTTTTCTACTTAATCTTTCGCCAGGTTCACCGAAGAAAGGTTTCATCATACTGTCGTATTCAGACTTACTAATATCTCCTGCTTTATATGCTTTAGCTGCATTTTGTCCTACTAGATTAAATAAAGTTTTTGATCCTAAAGTGTTTTGAGAAGCTTTCATATTTTTAGCTAAAATATCTAATGTTCGTTTACCATCACTTTCTCTCGGTTTAGCTCTAGGTAATATCATACGTTCACTACCTTCTGCATATTTTACTCTGCCACCCATTGCGTATTCAGATGTATTAGTATTTACAAAATTTTCTACTTTTTTTGAATCAGCAGTTTTATTTAAATTTGAATAGTATTTTGCTAAATATTGTTTTACAGCCTCAGGATTTCTAGAAGTTGCTTGAGCTTCTGCTTCACCCATTCCTGTTGACATTAAAGCAGCTATTGCACTTCCTCCTGCAAATTGTTGCATTCCAGATAAACCCTTTACAAAATTTTTAGCTTTACCAAACATACCCATAATGCCAGAACCACCACCAAAACCAGATGCTGGTTGTGTCATTCCCATTCTACCCAAGATAGAACCTAAACCACCACCACCCATAAGAGCGTTAGCACCGAAACCTAATATAGCTGCTTTACCTATAGGTGATTTTATAATACTTTTAACACCTTTACCTATAGATTTAACTATACTTCCTAGTCCGTAAAGTTGTCTGGGGTTTTGCATTCTTGAAATTGGCATAGTTTATTGTACAGGAAAATAAGTTTTTTTACAACTCAGAACCGGCTCCTAGATTAAATTCTTCTACAGTAATATTTACATCTCTGCGTATGTGTTCTGGCTTGGTATCTGTACCAGAATTTTGAACGTCTGCCAATGCTTCTGCATCTGACATATATTCTTGTTTTGTCTGTGTATTAGTTAAAGTTACCTCACATTTAGGTGTTATAATAGCTACATTTTTACCGTTTATCATTTCGTGTCTTATGGATGCTTCTGTTTCTATAAATGACATATTTAATCCCTGTTTATTTCTAGTACAGACAATGTAACATGCAATCTATTTGCTGTTGCTGCTGTAACTTGTAGTACTTCATTTTCCATCATTATAATGGGTTCTGTTATTAATTGTGCAGTTGCGTTAGCCCCAACTGCTTTTACATTATATAAACTAAAAGAAGCAGCACTTGCTGGATCACCAGCAAATAATTTTACTGTAATTGTATCTGCATTTCCGGTATCTTCCGATACATATAATGATTTTAATATCGCCCTAGAGTTTGAGGGCACAGTATATACAGTAGTGACTGCATTAGTTGTTAAATCTTTTTTAGTGTTTAAATATATATTAGCCATTGAACCACGTAAACCTTTCTTGTTCTTGTTTCTGTTCGTTTAAAAACGTTGAATTTAATTGTTCTACAATTAAAGCTATTGCTCTATTAATTTGTTTTTGGTTAGAGATATCATATTCCTCTTTAGGTTCGGGTATTCTAATTACTATTTTAGCCACCTGCTATCCAATCTAAATTTTTATATTTATTTTTGTTTAAATTCATAACATATGATTTTACATTGTTCTCACACAACTTCATGTCCATGTGTTTAGTATATAATTTATTTAAAGAAGATTCTGCTGTAATAGTATAAACCATTCCCAGTTTATTTTTTGTTGCTTGTTTTTCAATTTCTTTTAAACACATTTTCATAGCTTTAAATAATTTTATTTTACTTGTTTTTGGATTTGAAAATATACCATACATAAATCCAAATTTAGCTTTTTTGTCTATATACAATCCAGCTGCACAAATTTCTTTTTCTTCAAATACTATTACACCTAATGGAGGTAACATTTCTTTTGGAATTGATAAATCCCATTTATGTTGTTTACACCATTTACTAATAATGGAATAATCTTTAGTTAGATTCCATTTTTTAACTTGCATTTAATGTATTAACATTTTTTTTATCTTCATTATTTGCAAAAGTTTTCCAGTTATCAAAAAATTTATCTTTTTCTTTTAAAAGTTGTTCTTGATCTTGAATTTCAAAATAGTCAGTAAATAAGATATCGTTAATTAATATTCTTCTATTTTCTGATCCAAATACATAAACTGTGTTTTGATCATCACCTAATGACTTACCATGTTTAGTATCTCTAACTCTCATCCAAGTACCCTCTTCATTTACCATGTGACTACCAGATACTTTAATACCTTTGTAGTCATATAATTCTGTGTTTAAGAATCTACCTACTGCAAATACTGATCCACCTACTGCAACTTCATCCCCTAGATCAACTTGCTCTACTGGTTTAGTAGTTCCATCTAACATTGTAATTAGTGTGCCTTTAATGAAACATCCTGGATCTCCACCGCCACCACCTGATCCAGGTCGTTGAACTGTGCCAGTTTGATAAGTAGGTGTTGAAGGTTGAATTTGATAATCACCTAAATTACCACTACCTGTTCCATAGTTTGAAGGATTTGTTATACCTCCTTGACCTGCAAGGCCACCTATACCTGCTTCATCGTAAGTTGATCCACCACCATATCCAGGTCCTACACCTGCTTCATCGTAAGTTGATCCACCACCATATCCAGGTCCTACACCTGCATTATCATAAGAACCATTTAAACCTGTTCCATCTCCGTAATTAATTTCTTCATCATAAGATCCATCTAAACCTGTTCCATCTCCTAAACTTATATCATTACTATCTTGTCCACTCATATAAGGATCTGTGTTATAAGTAGGAGCGTTGGTAAATATATTATTACTTTTAAATATGTTATTAGGGTTAAAGATATCTATATTCTCATCGCTATCATCTTCACCTTCTACAGCTTCTTTCATTTTTTGATTTATAATTTTTTGAGATATGTAATCAGGATTTTTTGCTAGAGATTTGTTATCAAAAACCATATCTGCTTTAGTTTTTGCACCAAAGAAACTTGCTTCTGCTGCATCAAGAGCCGCTAACTTTGCTGCTTTTTGTTTAGGGTCTTTCATATTTTTTTCAATTACATCTCTTCTTTTATCAAAAGTTTCTTGAGTTACTTTAGAAGCATTGTAACCTGCCATAATATTTGACCCATCTGCTTTATTTATATCTCCACCATCCGATACAAATTGTCCGATATCGTTTAATTGCATTCCTGCACCTATTAATTCATTATTTAAAATAGCTGTTTGATTAACTGGAAGTTTAGATCCTATAGCATTAGCTAACATTGTCATTCCAGGAATTTTTCCCATTAAAGATTCAAGTCCTGATGTTTGTTCAGCCCCTTGATAATCAGGAGTTCCAAGTAAACTGTCATTGATAGCATTTTGATATGGTCTAGTTAAATAATTAGAATTAGAATTAGAATTATAAACATTATTTCCACCACCACCGCCACCGCCACCACTAGGTAATGTTGGAGCATTAGGATTTTGAGGTGTAACAGGAGTTGGAGTTGGAGTTGGAGTAGGGGTTGGAGTAGTGGTTCCTGGTGCTTGAGTTATATCAGGCATTCCCTGATTTAAATACTCCAGTGCTAAGTCATATAAAGTTTTTGCCATTATCTTCTCCCGTCGGGTTGTACGTCAATTCTAAATGTACCAAAACGCCAGCTTTCACCTGCACCATCATTTTCTATTTTAAGGTTAACAAAACGACCTCTGGCTCTAGTATCCTTTTTATCAGTACTTGCAGTGATTGTAAAGGGGCTTAATGCTGTTGTAGTTTCTGATTGTTGAGGATATCTCTTAACTGCTAAAGTTATTTTAGCGTCTCCTTGTAAATTTTTAAAATCAGGTACAAATCTCCTAACTGCTAAGAAAGTCTCTCCTGATATTGCTGGTCCAGAAGCCTTGCCATCAGGACCTTTTTGTTTTGATTGTAGATCGAAATCATAAGATTTAACAAAAGAAGTAACAGTTGTTGTAGTACCATTTGGATTAACTTGGTCTGTTCCTACTTCATGTTCAAATAGTACTGTTTGACCTAAACCATCTTCTCCTACTACAACTGGAAAAGTACCTGAGTTAGTACTATTAAATTTAGTTGCAATAGGTTTTGGATAAATACTAGCATCTAGGTAAGTTGTTCTAGCTTCAGTTCCAGTGTACCACACCCCACCTTTCATAGCTTCTCCATAATTAAATACTACATACTGATCATTGTATTCTGAATTAGTTGAAGGGTAATACCAAATAACTTCTGTGAATAAATTATTAATACCTGCATTTATTTGTTGACCTTTAGTAGTGTCTATTTGATCATAGACATAATCTTCAACAGAACAAGGTAAAGATTTAACTGTACCATCAAACATAAAGAATCCATTAGTAGACATCCAAAATGCAACACCATCAATTTCAATAGCTGCATTCTTACCTATCAATCCACAGTTAGTACCTACTTGTTCAAAACCAAATGTAAATGGAGCTCCAATAAATTTCATTGTATATACAGCATTATCTGTCCACACTAGAATAGTTTCTTTAGCTTTTAAAGATCCTATAATTCTAGTTCCATCTTGTAATCTTTGAGACCCTGCCGAGTTAATAGCTGTAGGGGTATAATCATTTATATCTTCTTGATCTGAAAATCTTATAAACATATCATCTTGTGTTGAAGTTGATCCAATAGTTGTTTCAGTTCCTAAATGAATTAAATGCCTGGTTGTGGGTGAAACTAAAGTAACTCTAGTTGCAGTTGGATTATTTGTAGTTGAAAAACCTGTAGTGCCTGTAGATGCTCTTGTTGTAAATCTTGCAGCTATACCCGAGTTCCAAGTAAAAGTTTTACCGTTTGCAATAGTTGCAACTAATACTTGACCAAAATTACTCAATGACCATAAGGCAGATTCTAGAGTCACTTGAGAAGCTTGAACAGCTGAACCCCAACCAGAATAATCTGATGCATCAGTAACTGCAGATCCAGTACCATGAGCTTGACCATTTGATGTTCCAGTAGTAGCCGTTCCAAATGCTCCTCTAGTAATACCAGTTAAAGTA